ACCCATGAACGCTCCCTCCTCCTCCCCCATCGCTGTGAAGATCGCCGGCGGTAAGCATATCCACCTGGCTCTGCCGAGCTCTACCCGGCTCGACGCTTTCTGTAAGGGACTGCGCTCCCATCGAGCCATCAATATTGGAGTCTCTCTTGAGATGATCTCCTGCAAGAAGTGTCGCCAGAAGGCAGAGACCCTTGGTCTCATCAAAGCCACCCCTTCCCTCTAATCCTAACCTAACCCAAACCCATGAACGATCCCATCAGCCCAGAAGCAGTCATCAAGCATCAGAAGGTAATCGCTGGCAAAGCGTTCCTTCTCGCCAGAGCCGAATTCCTAAAGGCAGAAGCCAAATGGAAACGAGCCAAGGCAGATGCCATCCGCGTCCTCTCCATCGATGAGCAGAACGCTCTGATCGATATGGCGAACCGCAAGCAAGAGGCCAAGCAGCAAGCAGAGCGAGACGCAGCCAACAAAGCGTTGCTCAAGAAGATGGGCTGGTAACCATACAGCCATCGCACAGCCAGCCCCCAGCGATGGGGGCTTTTTGTTTACGCTCGTTGAGAGCATCGCCAAACGAAAGAGGCCACCCCGTAGGGTGGCCTCAACTCATTCTGCTCTTGGCAGACGAGGATTAGAGATCGGTGATGACGACGCGGAGAGCGCCGTTCGGGTTGCCGACGCTCTGGCCGATGATCCAAGAAGACGAGAGGTTGGAGAGACCCTTCGTCCAATCGTACCAGGAGCGCAGCGAGAAAGCGAAACCGCTGTCCGGGTCCTGCACCGTGATCTGCTCGCCACCGCCGGTCGTCGGAGCAGCCGGGACGCGGGTGACGATGACGTGGCCTTCCTTGCAGCTCAGGATACCATTGAGGTTCTGACCGGCAGGAGCAGCGCTGAAGCCGTTATATTCGTAGATATCGATGCTGTGGAGGCGGCCGACTTTACCATCGCGGATGACAGAGGTGTCGCCGATCGACAGGTACTGAGCAACGGACGGGTCCTGGAGGAGCTGACCAAAAGCATCCGGGGAGAGGAGCATCGAGCGACCCTCGAAAGGAAGGTTCGCCTTCGTCGCCTTCTGGTTAGCAGCAGCGACAGCGATGCGGTTGAAGTTGGCAGCGGTGCCGGTATAGGCGACGCCGGCGTAGTTGGCGACAGTCGTCTGAGCGAGAACGCCATCGAACAGGGACTTCACAGTCGCATTAGCCATCGGAGCGATGAAGACTCGGCGGAGCATATCCAGCGAGATCGTAGCAACTTCGGTATCGGTGAACGAGGTGGCAACGTAGTTATGATCCGAGAGGGTGATAGCAACGTCATGGGAGACGGCATCCTCAGGAACGAAACCGGTGGCGCGGTTGTACGTCGATGCGGTGAAGGCATCAGCGTAGCGGGTATGGACGACCTGGCCTTTTTCAGCGACGTAAGCGCTGAAGTCGGTGGTCACGATCTTGTTGAGAGGGGCGAGAACCGGGACGAGCGTGCGGAGCGTTTCGGCTGCGACAAACTGCGGGGCAAGGCCCTGATTGAGGACTGAGTTGGACATATTGGGGGGTTAGAGATTGGGTTTGGGGAAATTATTTGACTCCCAGGTGAGCAACGATGCTGGCCCGGTTCTTGTTGTAAAAGGCCAGCTTCTCAGCCGGGTTCTTGATGGCGAGGTATTCATTCCAGACTTCCTCGGGGGTCTTGCTGACAGCGCTATCAGCGGCGCTGATCTCGACCGGGGTGACTCCGACAGAGGCAGCGATGGACGCGGCCTTCTTGCCGGCAGTCTCGATCTGCTTCACGGCTTCAACCTTAGTGGCTTCAGCAACAGCGAGGGACTTGGTAATCTCCTCGATCTTAGCGATGGCCTCGTCACGCTGCGCTTCAACAACCTTGGCAGCTTCCATAAACGAGGACGCGGCCTTCAGCTGTTCCTTCAGGGAAACATTGCTGGCCTTGAGATCAGCCATTTCCTTAGACATCGCTTCAGCTTCGCCGGTCTTGCTGGTGAAAGCCGCCTTGAGCGCCTTGAGGGATTGTTCGAGGGTCATCTGCTTTAGGATTGAACCTACGCGGCAGTCAAGCGATGCCCCTGGACTTGTTGCGCCGGTTCTTGGACTTATCAGCGTCATCGTCCGTATCGACAGCTTTGTCCCCGGTGTCGGACTCCTTCTCAGCGTCCTCCTTGTCTTCTTCAGACTTGGGTTCTTCCTCGTCGTTGGATTCCGGCTTTTTCTCCTCCTCATCGTCCTCAGACTTGGGTTCTTCCTCGTCGTCAGACTCCGGCTTCTTGTCCTCGTCTTCGTCTTCGGCTTCCGGCTTTTCGTCGCCTTCTTCCTTGTTGTTCGGCTTTTCCCCAGCGTCCTTCTCGTCGTCCGGGGTGATCTCCTCGTCTTCAGACTCAGGGGATTCCTTATCCTTGTCCTCGTCTTCCTCATCCTCCTGGCCTTCTCCGGCTTTGATGCGAGACTTGGCAGAGGCAGCCAGATGATGAACGATCTGGGCGCCGAGCGCCCGGACAGCAGCAGACTTGATCGCTTCTTCCTCTACTTCTTCAGATTTCTCGTCGTTTTCCTCGTCGGCTTCCATCTGTTCTGCAATGCCGGCGTTCAAGGACTCCATCATCTCGTCAAAGCCATTGACCAGCCCGGTCACAAGGCCGGCTTCAGCGGCTTTCTTGCCGGAGAACGTCTGGCCTTCCATCGAGCTGTCCTCGACGAAAGATCGGACAGACTTCACGCTCTGCTTAAATTCCGCGTGAATCTCATCGACTTCATCCTGCAGCATCTTGCGCTGATTAGCGTCCAGGGACGTGCCGGGGATGCCGGCTCCCTTGAACAACCCGCTACGAATTACGTCCATCTTGACCCCTTCCATCTTGTAGGCCTCAGAGCAGTCCGGGTAGGCGATATAGACCCCAATGCTGCCAATGCAGCTCGACGGGGTGGCATAGAACCCGGCGCCGGCCTGACTAGCCAGCCAATAGGCAGCCGAGCAGCATTCGCTCGACGTGAAGGAGATCACCTCCTTAGAGCAATTCTTGATGCGGTTAGCCAGCTCAAGGACTCCGACAGACGTACCGCCCGGAGAGTCCACATCGAGGATGATAGTCTTGATGGCAGGATCGCGGTGGCATTCCTCAAGCATTTCCTCGATATCATGGACATCGCAAGCGCCGCAGAGGGACTCCAGCTCGGTCAGGCCTTTAGAAATCATCCCTTTAACCGGGACGACTGCAAAGGGAGGGAATTTCTCAAGGACCGGCTTTTCGCCGAAGATCGCAGAGAGCATATCGCCCATGTCAGACACCTTGGCGCCGAGGGGGATGCTGATAGAAGCGCAGCGCTCAAGGTAGGCCTCGGCTTGAGCCGGGTTGACCAGGAGGGGGCGCTGGCTTTTGAAGTCTTTAGACAGAGATCGCATGGTATTAAAAGGGATTAGGGGTTATCTTCTTGGAATAGGGGGGTGAAGGCCTTGCCTTCCGGGTCATCAGTATGGGGGGCAGACGCTTCATCGATGCCCATCGTAGGATTCACAGCCGGCTGGTAGATCGAGCTTACCGGTACGTTGAATTCTTTCGCGGTGTCGATAATCAGGCGAGCATCAGCAGCCCGGCGCCGGATCTCCTCCCTAGGGTCTTGGCCTAGCTCCTGGTAATGATCTGACAGCGTCTTGAGACCCATCTCGATATCTCGCTGATTAGCAGCAGCTTCTCGGCCGGCATCAACAGTCACCCGGCGAGGGGTGACCCAATTAACCTTGTTCCAGAAGTCATTGGCCTTGAGAGCGCCAGAAGCGATGGCGCTACCGACCACATATCCCCAGACCGGGGTCAGAAATCTGGTCATCAGCATATGCTGCCGAGCATTGAAATGTCTCTCAGCTTTGCTAACTACCAGCCGGATCGCCGCGCCGCCGGCCTTTTCTGGGTTCGCGGTAAAGGAATACGGGAGAGCGCCGGCGCAAGAGTCTCGCTCTAGGTACTCAACAGCAGCAATCACGTTGGGCTGGGGGCGCCCGGACTCTACCATCTTCAGATCCTCGCCTGGGGCTAGAGCTAGGGTCTTGCCGCCGATGAACGAGCCAACCTGTTCCGGGTTGTTATAAACCTCGGTAGGGTAGTCCTGGGGGCGCATACCGAAGGCCTCGAAATCAGAGGTACTGCCATCAAATTGAGGGTTTTCGCGGGTGATCGTACGAACGATGTCCCCGGCTACCTTCATAGCAACCTTCTCCAAACTCAAGACTTCCAGAATATCGATGCAGTTATTGATCGAATGCTGAAGGGGGCTATAGGCCCGAGCGCCAGAGACTTGCTCCGGGTGGTAGACGTGCAGCATCGAATTAGCCGGCACAATCCGCGTAGAACCATCGCTCCGGATGACAGAATAGCCGATTACAGCGCCGTACCGGTTGAATTGGATACCGTCCCAGGTGGAGTCAGGAACCCCGGTGACAGTATTCGTTGAGCCAACCCGGTGGCTCTCGATCATCTGAATCAGGGGCGAGCCATCAGAGGAATATGTCTTCAAAATGAAGATTTCCCCGTCAACGTCTACCTTCCGGCAAGCAATTTGCTGACATTCGTACCAATTATAGCGCCCGGTGATCTCGCATGGCTTATTAGCCCATTCATTGAAATAGGCCTCAGCTTGACGATCCCATTCAACATCCCCGGAGGCAGCTTGCGCCCGGATACCATCCCCAATCGAATAAAGACAATTATCTGCGATGATTTGCCTGACCAGACCCATGTTGACCGACAGCCAACGCATCTTGCGGGTCAACTCCTGGCGGTCGAACGTCGTCATCGTCCGCTTCATATCCGCGGGCCAAGGGGTGTTTACCCATTGGCGCTTGTTGGAATACTTAGCGCCTTCAAACTGCGAAAAGATGCCAGAACCGCCGCCGCCGGCGTCAGACCGGGCATTCAGCCCCTTGCGCTTCCCAGGGGCAGGATTACCGCGAGCAGCTTTCTTGGGGTTCTTGTCTTTCTTGATCGGCATAAATCAGAGGCCCCGGAAATTCCAGAGGCCATTGTAGACGCGGACGCGGTCGATAGCGCCATACTGTTCCGGGTCCTTAATCTGTAACGCATAGCGACATTCCACAAGGACCTGGGAGACATCCATCGGCCAGGACTTGTTTACGCTCGTTCCGGAGTCAGAATATGCCATCATAACCCGGCCGGCTTCCAGCTGCTCGGCAGCTTTGTCGGCAATTGCCTCAATACGAGCTTGCGAGAGGATAAGGAAGCAACCGGTGGGTCTTGCCATGCATCTACGCGGCAGTCAAAAGAAGGCCCGGCTAACCCTGTTTGCTTATAACAGGAGCCGGGTGCCACCCCTGAAAACCCATGCCCGGGAAAATAGGAGCGCATATGGATCATCCTTCTTCTCCCTGGGTTGTCAAGTTACCCGCGGCTGGATTGCCATCATTCCCAGCTGCGTCGTCTGCGGCGACCATCTGTTCAGCCCGGCCGGTCAAGCGCCAAGCGATAGCCGGCAAAAGGTTGATCACCTCACAGTCCCAGAAATGGTTCGCTTTACCGCCGGATACCGGCTCCCAGATCGGGCGGCCTCCAGGGGTGATGATGCGCTTCTCAGACTGCATCTGGGCGATGTATTCAGCCGGCGCATCGTCAGCTTTGGTATGCCGGCCCTTGCGGATCAGGGTGGAAAGGGTATCCTTTAGCCGGAGATTGGAGAAGAAGAAGCGCTTAACCCTCCGCGATCCGATAGATTCAACGACCGGGGGAGAATAGGGGCGCAGCTCTGTCTTCATGCCGCCCGGCGTTCGGATCTTCCAGGGGAAGTCGTTGCGCTGGTCTCCGCGGGTTGCAACCCAGCCATTGGTAGCGCAAGCCGCTAGGACGATGTCCTGCTGATCGCCGGAATCAACGAATACGTTGGCCGGGTGAACCCCAGCAGCCTTGTGAATGTCCACAAGCTCCTGCCATTCAAAGCAATAGCCACAGCTGTGCATCCGGCTGCGCCCATCCCCGGACCAGCTCCGGATAACCCAATAAAACCCGCGCTTCTGCACATCGATCCCCATGAAGCGCATAGGGATGAAGCTGGGGTCAGCACGCTGCTCCGGGGTGATCTGCGAGAAAACAGTCGGTTTCCCGCGGATAAAGCCCCCTTCTTCCTCCCAGGGAGCGCCCATCCGGTAGCCGCCGACATAGCGCTCGATATTAACCTCGTCAGCCTGTTCCCGGTAAGTCTGCGCCAGACGCTTCTGGATAAATTCCCGGCGTGCAGAGTCCTCAGACCGGTCTTCATAGGATCGCTTGGCCTCAATACATTCGACAGCAAGCTCCCCCCAGGACAGACCCCATTGGGCGCATAAAGCGTTATAATGGTATCCGCGCCGGTGTTTCGGCGCCCTGGGGTTGGTTACAACGTACTCCCCGGTCTTGTTCAGCTCGGCCCGGACTTTGTTGGAGTCCTTGAAATGGGTCGAACATCCCTTGCATTTGTAGGTTGTCCCCTCCTTTACCGCGTCAAGATCCCAGCCATGAGCGCTCTTGGCCTTCTCCGGATAGACAATCTGCGCCCATTCTCACTAGGACTACCTTTGACTGCCATTTATAAGCTGTAACGCGGGCCAGCGCATCCTTGATGCTGCCGGGATTCCACATCCATACCTCATCCCCTAGGATGTACCGGATCGACCGGCTCTGGAGGTTCTTCTCGTTGTTAGCCCCCAAGACCCAAGCTGTATTGCCCCGGAATTGAATAGCCCCCTTCTTGGGGATACCATCCGGGCCGATCAGCTCTGAAACAGCCGGCACGCTCTCCCATAACAGTCGCAGCCGGGTCTCCAGGAAGTCATCAGCGTTCCGGTCGATCTCGCGGAGGATCAGGGTAGGCCCCGGCGCTAAACAGGGGTAAATGCAGCTTGCGGCCTCAATCAGCCAAGTCTTGGACATCTGGACAGCGCCTTGAACCGCGATCTCTAGGACTGTGGGGTCAGTCAGCGCCTTTAGCGGCTCTTTAAGCCAGGGGGAATTGCTGATCCGGAATGGCCCGGCTTTGGGGGAGTAGGGGATGCGCCGGACATTATGCTCTAGGAATGATACCGCGTCCCGGTGGGGGTCAGGGGCAAGCTGCCGGCGCAGCTCGGCGCTGAATGCGTCCTGATCGCTCATTCTTCCCCCTCCGGGCCGGCAAAGTCATCGATATTGGGCGCAGAGGCCTTCGGACCGTCCCCTACTACGTCCTCCCCGGCTGTTACCGCGAGCGCCGACCATTTAGCCAGCAGCTTCTGAACCTTCTCATCGATAACCTTCAAGGCAACCTGGGGTTCTTCTGCATTGGCTTCCGGGGCGATCTCTGTCGGCATGGACAGCAAGTCGGCTTTGATTTCGGCCAGAATCCGGCTGAATTTGTCCAGCGCATGGGATGTCTTAATCAGCTCCTTTGCCTCGATGCGCCGGGCCAAGGCCTCTCGCTCGACAGAGACCAGGGTCTTCAGGATGTTCTGGTAAGTCCCGTAGATCTTGGCCTCGTTGTCGTCGCCGGTGTCTCTGGCGATAATGTAGCGCTGCCGGGCAGCTTCTTTAAGCTCGCGGTGGCGCTCTACAGTTTGCTCAAACCCGTCGTCCGGGTTGATCGACGCCGGATCGACTTGGATCGCTGTGCGCTGCTCCACCCCTCCGCGCTGTCCCCGGAGAAGTCGAGCGTCTCGCCATGTCGCAGCTTCCTCCAGGGAAGTCACCGGCATTCCTTGCCTGATCAACGCCGCAGCCCGGCTCGCAGTAAATCCGAAATGTTCGGCGATCTGTTTATTTGTCAGCGCCATCGTCAGTCTTGCCCGGCTTTACGCTTCCCATTTGAAAAACGCGGTTTTTTCGCCCCTTTTTCAAGGGGTCGCTGC